TCATAACCCAGAGGTCCATGGTTCAAATCCATGCCCCGCTACCAACGCCTCGGGCTTCACATGAAAGAAGTCCGAGGCTTTTTCTATATCTTCAAGGCTCCATGCCACTCGCCTAGTCATCTTCTGTGAAATCGAAGACCTATCGACGCCAAGAGCGTTCGCCAGATCCTTCTGTTTGACATTGCGAAGAGTCATGGCCACTTTCATATTTCGCGTGACTATATCCTGCAAACTGACAGATTCGGCCTGAGCTGCGACCTTAGGGCTGATTGTTGCTGTTGTCATAGCACATAAGTTTAGCGAAACTAACAAAAAGATAGAACGCGACACGCCGAACGAGCATGTCTAACCATATTCGTGGTTAGATGTGAGTGTGACAAACATTTTAGTAGATTCGCCCACCGTAGGTGAAAAGGTCAAACGTCTTATGGGGCTCAATGGCCTGACACAGGCAGAAGTCGCCGAAACATTGCGCTGCTCACGGTCCACTGTCTCGCAGAAATGCACTGGCCGAATCGCTTTCAGTGCGAATGAGATAAACGAGCTTGCCGAACTCTTGCATGTCAGCGCCGATGTGCTCCTTGGGCGAGCTCCGTTGGAGGTGAAGTGATGGATTGGCATCTTGTTTTGTCTATTACGGCTCTGGTTTGTTCCATTCTGGTTTCGATTTACGCGTCACGGTGATTCAGATGGTTGGTTGCGGTGATTTTCTGGCGTCTTCGGGATTGTGGTGGAACCTTCGGTGTGCGCTCCATGCGCGGAATCGTTCAGCCAGTCTGTGCGATGCCTTCCAGTCCTTTTCCTCCCACCATTTGTCGGCGAGTTCCGAAGTGAAGGGTATTTCTTCGTATCCGCAGCGCCGCAGTCTTGTGGGTGATTTGGTCCAGTGGATGCAGATTCTGGCATCCTCGGGTATGGCATCCGCGCCTTCGGGCGGCCAGATGGCTATTTTCACGTCATCGCCGTCTTCGTTGGATATGCGCGGGACCATCGTCCGTTCTCCGATTTTCCAGTTACCGTTTGAGAGTTTTTCCCATGCATATGCGCGGATTATGCAGTTGTGGCCGAACACGCGGACATCGAAAGCGTCCCCATCGCCGTCGTTGGCAATCATGGCCTTCCTGACTGGCAAGCGGCCGTGTTCGTCAGTCAGTGATGGCGTCGCGTTGGGCAGGCGAGTGACGATGTACGAGTTCATCCATGACGCCTCTGGTCTATGTCGAACCGTTCTACCGAAGGTTATGGCCGTCCAGGCCAGCGAGATGGCGGCGATTATGTCGCTGAAGTCCAGGTGCATATATTCTTCCTTCCTTCGTTCGTTGAGAGGTTTGGTTTGTGCGATTACAAGCCTATCGCGGCGAAGGAAGGAGCCTAACCATCCACCTAGGAATCAAGGAGCTGTGAAATGAGCGTTTTCAATCCGGAATGCACTAGCAATTACTTCCATGTGCAGGACATCGACCCGTCGGAATGCGCTGGCGGCAATCCCTACGCCTTCAAGTGCCGCATCAGGGTGGCCGGAAGCACGTTCGGGTTTGATGGCTTGGACATGGGCGACCTTCAAAGGATGAAGGGCGCGATCAACCAGGCGATGACGCACGCGAGGCGTGCCCGCCGTGAATGGGAAGGAGCCCAGCAATGAGTGTCACAGTCAAGCGAGTGGACGGCAAACGGCATTGCTTCTTCGAGCTGATCGTTGAGACGGAGGACGGCATGACGGTGCGCGTCCCGTTCAACGGCGTCGAGCTCGAGGATCTGGAAAAGCAGATCGCGCGATGCTTCGAGCAGTGAAACGTTTCATCCAGACCGTTCTTCTGATTCTGTTAAGCCCCTTCGTGCTGTTCATGTTGGGGCTGGTGCTCGCGGTCGTCCGTCTTGGTGATTTCCTCACCGACGACGACTGACAAAACCGAACGGCATATGGGGCGTATGGCGTACCCCTGCCACCGCTGAGCCGGGTTAGCGACCGGCAACGCCAGGCGCGTGGCTGCCGCGCCATTTGCGAGACGAAATTCAGCTCCCGACCATCTCAGTCCGTCGGTAAAGGCGGAATCGGGCGACCATTGACGGCTTCGGCCGTGGACTGACTTGGGACCATTCCCGGCGGCTTCGGCCGCTCTTGTTATCGACGGCGCGGCTCCGACCGAAACGTTCTGCAGGACCTTTGGAATCTGTTGCCCGGCTCGGCCGAAAATCTCGGCCGAGCATTTTCATCAGCAGATTCTAGGTCTTGACCTCTCAAGCGCTCACCAACCGAAAGCTACAGAAAGGATTGAGATTGAGCAAGGCAACATTCCCCGACAAACTCAGGACGCAGATGAGGATGGCACTCCCGATGATTGACTCGAACGTCAGGAGTAAGGCCAACACTTCCAGGCAGTCGTTGATGCAAGTGACCGGATTGGACGACAACCAGCTGCAGGCGGCGTTGAGGCTGGCCTATGGTTCCAAGGGCGTGCCGAGTCCCGTCTACCGCTCTCCCACCGCCGGCAAGATGTACGATTCCTCTTCGCTGCTGATGACGTTGGCCAGATGGTGCGGGATGTGGGCTTATGTCATCGAGGATTAAGCCGTCGTTGCACGAGGTGCTGCACTATCCGGAGGAATCGCGCAGGATGCTCATGCAGGGCTTCGCCGACGCGGTGGACCGGATCGCGGCGAACAACCGGCGCACCGACATCGAACTGTTCCAGGTCTGCCGGGCGCTCGGTGAACCGAACGTGCCGACCCTGCTCAGCCTCCGAGACGACGGCCTGCCGGCGTACAAGGCCGGAGCATGGCGCATCGATTGCCGCAGTTTCCGCAAATGGGCCACCAGCTACACGCCATACCGGCCACAGAAAACACACACCACTACATATAAAAAGGAGCAGCTGTTTTGAAACCGCAGATCCGCATATCGCTCGACGTCGAGGACCACGACCGGCCGCAGCCGGGCGACGTGGAGATAGGCCAGAGCATCATCGGCCCGTCCGGCCCCAACATGGTCTGGTTCGACATCTCGGAGGCCGACTGGCCGCTGCTCGCCGCGAAGCTGGAACAGATCGCGCTGCTGCTCAGGGACAAGGCCAGGGCATGACCCGCATCAGCATGCTGACCACCACCGAGGCCGCGACCAGACTGAACGTCAGCAAACGCACGCTGATCCGCTGGCGTCAGTCCATCCCGATCATCGGACCGCCGCCAATCCGCATCGGCAACTCAGTTATGTACGCCGAACAAGACGTGAACTGTTGGATACTCACCCAACGAGAGAAAGGCAAAGCATGAGAAGACAGACCGTAGATCCACGCATCAGAGCGAAGGTCATCGCCACATACGGCAACCGGTGCTGGCTCGGCATGCCGGGCTGCTCCGTCACCGCGACCGAGGACGACCACATCATCCCGTTCAGCCACGGAGGCCAGGACACCGTGGCGAACCTGCGCCGCGCGTGTAAGCACTGCAACGCGATGCGCCAGGACCGTGTGCTGTCCGGTTACGGCGCGACCCTGCACGCGGTCATCGGACCTCCACGCGCGGACTTCGGCATGGCCATGCAGCCGATGCTGCGCCGTGACAGCATCGTGGTGAGCTTCGATAGCCTGCTGCGCGACCTGTGCCCGACGCAATCCAGAGCGAGCGACGGGCTCCGTCTCGCCGCCGCGATGGCATGGGACGGCGCGGCCCGCACACTGGCCAAGAGCTCGGAGCCGTTGGACGTGTGGCTTGTGCGCACGCTGCCACGCTCACGACGCCATCCAGACATGCTGTCCGAATGGATAGCCCTGGATTACGATGTGCATGTCATCGAGACCCCGGCCGATGCGACGTTCGCCAATGACCTTACGCCGCAGGAATACCGGGCCGCGCAGCAGTGGTACTCGCTGCATCTCACGCAGCAGGCGGTGGACGCCCGCATGGCCGCGAGACGGCAGCGGCTGACCGCTCTGGGCCTTCGCCACGACGGACCGGCCGACCGGCCGAGATGGTGAGCCGCTTTTTTAAACGGCCGCCGGCCCGAAGACCCCGCGCCAAGTCTTTTCTCCCCCCAGAACCATGCAAAAAAGTGGAAAAACGTTGGAAAACCAAGGAAAAACAAACATGAATCAAGGAATATTGGAAGGTTTCGAGGAATACACGCATCCCTACGGCATCATCGGCCTTCAGGAGCAGGCGACCCTGAATCTCATCAAAAGCTTCATGGACGGCAAGACGTTGACGCCGGAAGCCACCTACATCTGCAAGTCGATGCTCTCGATCGCCAGGAACATCGACCTCCAGAACAACAAGGGACGCGAAATCAGCCGTAACATGACCTCGCTGCTCACATGGTTCCAGGAACTCAAGTCGATGTATCCGGACCAGCCGCAGCTCGACCCGACGCTGGCCGACTTCATCGCCGACGCGAAGGCCGGACTGTGACCATGCTCATGCGCGGCGGCACGAAACGCGACGAATCACGGCCGACAGACGGCGCGATCGTGGCCAGGACGGCCGAGATGCTCGGCAAGCCGCTGCTGCCATGGCAACGATACGTGGCCGACGTGGCCGGGGAAATCGACCCGGACACCGGCACGTACTTCTACGACCGCGTGGTTTTGAGCACGCCGCGCCAGTGCGGCAAGAGCACGCTGATCGATACCGAGGACACGAGAAACGCGCTGCTCGGACCTGACAGGAAGATCTACTACCTCGCGCAGACCGGCAAGGACGCCGAGAAGCACTTCAAGGACTTCGTGCAGCAGCTCTCAAAATCGAAGCTCGCGCCGTTCGCCCTCAAGCCGCGGCTTTCCAACGGCGGGATGGAGCAACGTTTCGGAAACGGCAGCTTCATCTGCCCACTGGCCGTGACCAAAGTGGCCGGCCATGGCACGCAGATGGACAAGTTCACCATCGATGAGGCGTTCAGCCTGGACGACGAGACCGGCAAACTGATCCTCGACGGCATGGCACCGACCATGAACACAAGACTTCATTTCACCGGCGTCCAGCCGCAGATCTGGATCACCTCGACCGAAGGCACGGCAGATTCCACGTTCCTCAACGGCCTGCTCGACTCCTTCCGCGCCGGAAACGTGCCGACACGCACCTGCTGGTTCGATTTCGGCATCCCCGACGACGCCGACCCCGAGGACTTCCAGACGATCCTGAAATGGCATCCGGCCGCCGGCCTGCTCTGGGACGTCCGGCAATTGCGCGACTTCCGTGAGCAGTTCGCCGGCAACGAGGCCGGTTGGGCGCGCGCCTTCGGCAACCGGCGAGACAACGGCGTGGCCGAGCGCGTCATCCCCGACCAGCTGTGGCAATCGACGTTGGCCACACCAATCACACCGGACCGGATCGACGGCCGACCCGTGGTGATCGCCGCGGCCGTCGATGTGGATGCCACGAACACGTCGATCTCGGCCGCGATTCTCAACCATGACGACACCGTGACCGTGCAATTGCTCGAAGTCCTGGACGGCACCGGCATGGCACCCGCCGAGATCATGAGAATCTGCGGCACCTACCACGCGCCGCTGGTCATGGACGGCAAAGGGCCTAACGCCGACCTGCACGACCGGCTCGTATCCATGACCGATGAAGCCGGCGACCCACTGATTGACTTCATCGCCATGCAATCAGCCGACTATCTCGCGGTCGGCCAGGCATTCGTCAGTGGTTTGCAGAACAAGCTGATACGCCACGCCGCCGATGCCGAGCTCGACGCAAGCGCGGCCAACTGCGCAAGGACGTGGAGCGGCGACGCGTGGCGCGTCACACGGCGTGGCAGCACAGGGCTGACCTCGCCGATTGAATCATGCATGCTGGCCTCGTGGGGCGCGCATCACCTGCCCTCGGACGGCGCGCTGCAAATCTTCTGACGTGTCACCGTTTGTCACCGTTTGTCACCGTTTGTCACCGAATGTCACCGTTTTTTTGGCCGTGACGTAACCGCGGCCATATTCTCGGCGGCATGAACCTTTGGAAACGAATGAAGCTCGCCGGCCGCGTGCTCACGCGTGGCGCGGAAGGCACGGACATGCCGGAAGGCGTCAAGCCGCCGGCACGGCGTTCGGACACCGAACCGCTTCAACTGTCCACGGTGTTCCGTGGCGTGCAGGTGTTGCAGACGGCCATCACCGGGCTCCCGGTCGTGGAGCAGCGAGGCGGCCGTGATCTGCCGGACATGAGCCCGTTGGTATTGCAGCCGGACGTGTCCCGTTCACGACGTGATTTCATCGCCGACATCGTGGCCTCGCTCGTGCTCGACGGCAACGCGTTCACCCGCATCGTGCGCGACTGGCAGAGCGAGATCGTCACATGCGAGGTACTGCCGCCGCAATACGTGACCGTCACGGACGAAAGCGATGACCCCGCGCGGCCTGACCTGCGGTTCTCCTATCTCGGCCGCGACTACACGGCGGAGGACATCGTGCACAGCAAGTTCCTCAACGTGCCCGGACGTCTTCGCGGCCTCGGCCCCATCTCGGCGGCGCGCGAGGAAATCGAGGCCGCACAGCTCGCCCGCGACTACAAGGCGAAGTTCTTCACCGACGGCTCGAACCTCAAGGGCTATCTGCGCACATCAGAGAACATCACACAAGAAGCCGCGCAGCAGGCCAAGGCATCATGGAAGGCGTCGGGCGAGGCCGGCGACATCAAGGTAGTCGGCAAGAGCCTGGAATACGTGCCGCTCTCCCTGAAGCCGGCAGACCTGCAATTTCTGGAGACTCAGAAGTTCGACACCACGCAGATCGCCCGTCTGCTCGGCATCCCGGCAAGCATCATGCTCGCCGCCGTCGATGGCTCGAACCTCACCTACAGCAACATCGAACAGTCGTGGATCGAGTTCGCGGACTACACGCTGGCGGCCTACACCGGCGAGATCGAGGAGATCTTCAACCGTCTGCTGCCGCGCGGCCGAACCGCGAAGTTCGACTGGGACAGCTCGCAGCGCGCGAACATGAGCGACCGATACACGGCTTACAAGACCGCCATCGAGGCCGGTTTCCTCACCGTCGATGACGTGAGGCGCAAGGAAGGGCTGCCGGCACTCGTGAAAGGAGAGGAACAATGAACATCGAGAAACGTGAAATCGCCTGGAAGGGGCTGACGCTCCGCTCGACCGACGACGCCGGGGCATCGACGGTGGAGGGTGTCGCCGTGCCGTTCGGCGACATCATCGATACGTGGGACGGCGCGGAGACCTTCGACCGCGATTGCTCTTTCGATGGGCTTGACGAGGCGAAACTGTGCTTCGAGCACGGCGAGACCATCGGACGGATCACCAACGCGGAAAGCAAGGACGACGGCCTGCACATCACCGCGCGTATCAGCGACACGGCACGCGGCCGCGACGCGATGACCCTGATCCGCGACGGCGTGCTCGACAGCTTCTCGGTCGGCTTCATCCCGATCGAATCGCAGAAGGACCGCGACGGCATCACCCACCGCCGCAAGGTCAGGCTGCTTGAGACCAGCATCGTGAGCTGGCCGGCCTACCAGAACGCGAAAATGACCAAATCAGCGGCACCAGCCGTCGAACACAGGAAGGAAACCATGGAAAACAACAACGAACTGATGGACCTGATCCAGTCCGTCCAGGAGGAACAGCGCGGCATCAAAGCCGAAATCACCAAGATGGGCGCGAAACCAGAGCCGGCGGCCATCGGCGCGGCCTACCGAAGCCACGGCGAATACATGCAGGCACTCGCGCATGGCGACGAACAGGCCATGAGCGTGATGAAGGAATGCCGTGACCTGATCTCGACCAAGGACACCGGCAACACCGCCACCTGGATCGCCGACGACCTCAAACTGATCGAGGAACGCCGCAAAGTCTCCCAGCTCCTGACTCATGACATGCTCCCGGCCACAGGCATGAGCATGGAATACCATGTCGTGACCTCCGACGGCACCGCAGCCGGCAAGCAGACCGAGGAAGGAGCCGATCTTTCCTTCGGAAAAATCAGCTTCGGCACCAAGACGGCCGACATCAACACCTACGGCGGCTACACCACCCTGAGCCGCCAGACCATCGAACGCAGCACCACGCCGATGCTCAACACCGCGATCACCGCATTGCAGAACGCTTACGCGAAGGCCACCGAGAAAGCCGTGCGCGACCACCTGTACGCGGAGATCAAGGCTCAGCGCGACGCGTCCAAGGACGCCAACAAGATCGACGCCCCGCAGCTCGCGAACATGACCATCGACGACTGGGTGTCCCTCATCATCGACGCATCCGAGCTGGCCGACGACCGCAACGTGTCGCTGACACGCCTCGCGGTCTCCAAGGACGTACTCAAGGCGCTGGTGAGGCTCAAGGACACCGGCGACCGTTTCTTCAACCTCAGCGGCGACGGCACCGACACCATCGGCAGCTTCGACCTGACCGGCGTGGCCGGCACGTTCATGCGCGTCCCCGTCGTGCTGCTGCCGAACGCCGACGCAGGACTGGCCAGCTTCATCGACCCCGCCGCCGTGACCGTCTGGGAATCCGGCGGCCCGGCGCAGCTGACCGACGGGAACGTGACCGGCCTGACCAACAGCTACAGCGTCTACGGATACATGGCGGTGGCCACGACCCATGCGGACGGCCTGATTCCGGTGAAGTTCGCCACGGCATGATGATCGCTGACAACATCCTGCTGCAACGGCTCCGCGACGAGGTTGGAGTGCCGGCCGGAGAGGACGAACGGCTCACGGTCAAACTCGCGGCGGCGCGCCGATACGTCGCGCACGCGGTCGGCACCGCCGCCGTCGATGACGATTTGCTGGCCGATTGCATCGTCTCCTGCGCGGCGGACCTGTTCAACATGCGTGACGCGCGCCTGGGCGTGATGGACGTGGGCGATTCGACCGTGGAACCATTCAGGATCTCCACCGACCCGCTCCGCTCGGTCTGGCCGAAACTCCGCGCCGCCGGCGTGCTCACCGGGGGCATGGTGATCGCATGAACATCCAGGAACAACGCGCCGCGCTGATGAACACGCTCACCGACATGCTCGATGGACTGGTCAGCAGCGTCAGCATCGACGCCCAACTGATCCGTCCGACAGCCGGCAAAGTCGCGGTGTTCATCGAACCGCCAACCGTGGAATGGCCATCATGGGGCCCGCCAGAACCGGTCTGGACGTTGGACGTCATCGCCGGCACGCCGGCCACGCAGCCATCGGCCGTCGATGACATCCTCGCCGCGCTCGACCGGCTCGCCGACAAGGGCCTGAACCTGCAGAAGGCCACGCCGGCAAGCTGGAGCCTGGCCGGCGCCGGCACGCTCGCGGCCTACCAGGTCACATTGAACGCTTTGGAAATCGAAGAAACAGAATAGGAAGGAAACAATCATGGCTGGAAAGATCCGCACGCTCGGACCGGGCATCTTCAAGATCACGGACACGTCCGACGGCAGGGACTTCAGCGCCGACCTGACCAAGGCGCAGCTGAACCCGTCGAACAGCAGCGACGACCCGACGACCTACCTGGACGGGTCCGAGGAAACGAACACCACGACCACGTGGACGTTCGAGGGCACCGTGGGCGACGACTTCAGCGAGGACGGTCTGGCCGTCTGGCTCTTCGACCACAAGGGCGAGACGCTGCCGGCCCAGTTCGTACCGAACAAGAACGGCAAGATCCAGTGGACCTTCAACGTCACCATCGCGCCAATCGCCATCGGCGGCGACGTCAAGTCCAAGAACACGAACGATCTGAGTTTCGCCGTCACGAACGTCGCCCACGCGGCCTACTCGGGTGCGTGATGGCTGACAAGGCGCTGATGGTCGTCGGCCAGAGACGCTTCGTGCAGACGATGCGCAAGGCCGGCGCGGACATGGACGACCTGAAGGAAGTGAACCGCGAGGCGGCAGAGATAGCGCTGCCCGCGGTCCGCAACCTCGCGCCGCGCGGCAAGACCGGCAGGTTGGCCGGCAGCCTCCGCGTCGGCGCGACGAAACGCGCCGGCGTCATCCGCGCGGGACGCAAGGCCGTGCCATACGCCGGCCCCATCAACTACGGCTGGCCGGCACGCCACATCAAGCCAAGGCTCTTCGTCAACAACGGCGTCGCCTCCACCGAGAGCCAATGGCGGCAGGTCTACAAGGACTTCATCGACAAGACATTGAAACAAGTGAAAGGAAAATGACATGGCAACCACACGGATCACCTACACGGACGGCAAGCACGAGCTCGTGCCGATCACGATGCGCGCCACCTGCAAGGCCGAGGCGCACGCCATCGAGGCCGGCTGGGGGCCCATCACCCAGTCCCCCGTCCGTTCCGGTGCCTACGCGGCCTACGCGGCCCTGCGCATGGCCGGCCGCAATCTGCCCGACTTCGAGCATTGGCTGGACACCGTGGCGTCCTTCGACCTCGCGGCCGCGAAGGAGGAAACGGAAGAGGGAAACCCTACGGCCTAGCCGCGTGGCCCAAAGGCTCGCTCGGCCGTCTCTCGTTCCTGCTGGCAAGCCGTTTCGGCGGCACGCCATGGCAATGGAGGAACGAGGCCGACGAACTGGATTGGGGCACCGGACTGGCCGAACTGCTCAAGGAAGCGGAAGAATCGCAGAAGGAGTGAACCGTGGCGCACAGCGCGATCATGAGCGTGCGCATCACCGGCAACGCCGATGATGCCGTCAAGGCGTTCGAGAAGACCACCACGAAGGCCGCCGCTTTCGGCAGCGCCATCGGCGGGCTCGCCGTCAAGGGCGTGACCGCGCTGTGGGACACGGTGAAGGGCTTCGCCAGCGACGTGGTGAACATGTCGGACAGCACCGACAAGTTCATGAACACCATGAGCTTCGCCGGCATCGACACGAAGGCCGTGCAGGCCGCCGCCAAGGAAACCCGCAAATACGCGGACGACACCGTGTACGGGCTCGATGACATCCAGAACACCACCGCGCAGCTGGCCGCCAACGGCATCGGCAACTACATGGAACTGACCGAGGCGGCCGGCAACCTGAACGCAGTGGCCGGCGGCAACGCCGACACGTTCAAAAGCGTCGCGATGATGCTCACGCAGACCGCAGGCGCGGGCAAGCTCACCACCGAGAACTGGAACCAGCTGACCGACGCCATCCCGGGCGCGTCCGGCAAACTCCAGGAGGCCCTGCTGAAGAACGGCGCGTACACGGGCAACTTCCGTGACGCCATGGCCAAGGGCGAGATCACGGCCGACGAGTTCAACCAGGCGCTGCTGGACCTCGGCATGACCGACGTGGCGAAACAGGCCGCGACATCCACCAGCACCATCGAGGGAGCCATGGGCAACCTCGAAGCCGCCGTGGTCGGCGGTCTGACCGACGTGTTCAACCTGTTCAAGCCGGCGGTCACGGGCGGCATCAACGCGGCATCAACTGCCGTGACCAGCCTGGCCACCAACGGCGTGCAGGGATTGCAAACGTTCTTCGGCCAGGTCAAGGACACCGGCGCGTTCACCGCATTGCAGTCCGCCGCGCAGTCAGTCGGCGGCGGCCTA